ATGCTCCAATCGCTCCACCAATTATTGCTCCAGCTCCACCACCGACTGCTCCTTTATCACCAGTCTTAACACCTTTAGCGATATCAAGTCCACCCATAGCAGCATTTACAACACCACCTGCACCTAACAATTTACCACCAACTGTTTTAAATCCTTGTTTACCAATTCCAACTTTTGCAAGATTCGATGCACGATTTGCTGCCTGACCAGCTTTTACATTCTTTAAATACTCAGCTTTCTTAACTCCTTTAAACGCCATTCCACTCTTTTCATAAGGTAATGCTTTTGGTCCACCTCTCATGAAGTTTCCTGCCTTTGTAAGTGCACCACTACCTTTACCACCTTTACCAAAGAAATTCTTCAGTGCCTTATAACTATGTGCTGCGGTATTTAAAATAACTGCTGCAGTTAATCCAAGCATTGTATTTATAAGGAATTTATTTTGGTCGTATCCCTTTTTCAATTCATCGACCATGTTCTCTTGTGGTGATTTCATATCAGATTTAACATCCAACTTACCACTTGCAAGTTTACTTAATTCCTCTACTGATACTCCGATTGAATCTGCCAATGCTCTTCTTTGTAGAACATTCATTTGATTCAATGCCTCTGGTCCACCTACTTGTGCTGCAATATCTGCTGCAGCTCCTGCAATATCACCCTCAAGTGCAAGTGCACGAGCTCTATTGAAGTTTAATTGTTTCCCTATCATTAGGGATGCTTCCATTTCCTTTTCAATACTTGATTCGAAATCTAATAATGAATCGGCAATCTTTGCAGTGGTACTTAAACTCATTCCAAGTTTTCTTGCCTGTATCGCTGCCTTTGCAAGGTTTGCTCCACCATCTTTTGCAAATTCTGCAAATGTTTCAGTATTTTGAGCTAAATCTTTTACTACATCACCTGGTCGTAATCCATTTGCCTCTGCCATCTGACCAGTTACTGTTTGGAAATTCATAGCAGTTTCAAATGTAGAACCTGTCATATCCATAAATGTTTTGGATAGTTTTATTGCATCTGCCTCTGAAATTCCTAATAATCTTTTTTGTTTACCTAATGCAATTAAATTTTCTGTTGTGGCCAAATTCACATCACCAAATGCATCACCAAATGCTTGAATATTTTCCTTAACATTTACACCCAATAATTTTAATTGTGCCAATGCTTTAGGGTCTGCAAATTCACTTGTTATTTTTACTGATTGTGCTGCAGATGTACCTAATGTATCTTGTAATTCTAAACCAAAAGTTACAGCCTTTTTCAATGCCATAACCACACCCAATAATGCTGCTGCTCCTAATAACAATGGATTTTTTAGTAAGGCCAATGTAAATAATCTGGCCTGTGCAACTAAACCTGACATCGCACCAGTACTTAATCCAATAGTACCTAATAATTTTTCTTGAATCTGTTGATTTGCCTGTGCTGCAGAAATCTCTTTTTCTTTTGATTTAAACATACCATGAGTTTCTGCTGCCTGTTTTTTTAATTCTTTAACTTTCTTTTTTGCCTCATCAGTATCTATAACTGAAAGTTTTCGTATTTGGTCTGCTGTTTTTTTGGCTTGTTTTTTATATCCTGCAATATCAAATGCTAAAACTGCTTCTTTATCTGTTAATGAAAGTAATTCTTCTTGTGTATCAGTAAGACCTTGTGAAATCTTTAGTTCTTTGGATTTAACTTGTAAAATTATTTTTGCATCTTTGATATCTTCTTTTCTTTTATCCAACGCGGCACCAGACAATTTATCTATGTCTTTTAACAAATCTTTTATTTTTTGAGTTTGTGCTTCTCTCTCTTCAGTAAGTTTGATGATTTTTTCAGCATTCTCAATTGCTCTATCTGTAGCCATTTTTATTCCAGTTTAGATTATAACCCAAATTCTTTTTCATATTGTTTTATGTATTTATCTGGGTCCTTTTTGAAATCTTTTAAAAAGGCGGCAGTGTTTCTTTCACCTTTTTGGATAAGTTTTTGAATTTTCTTATCAGTTATTTTTCTTATGTCTTTTTTCAATCGAGAGAAGAAACCCTCGTTGACAGCTTTACTTAAAGTTTGGTTTTCTTTGAGTTTGTACATTACGAATCCTTATTAGATATTAATAATCATATATAAATATCAATTAAGGATTATTTTCGCTTGCTTTGAGCTTTTTTCATTTCATCATTTTCTTCTTTACGAATCTGTATGAGTTTGTTCTCATAATATCTTCGTAAATAAACGGGCATGTTGTAGAGTTCAGTAAATGTAAATTTACTGTCGTAATATGTCATATTGAATATACTATCGTGAAGAGTCTTTTTATATTCTGGACTCAGGCCAAAAAAATCGTACCCCTACAGGTATATCTACCTTATGGGGCTCTCCTATTTGACTTATATATTCAGCCTCAAAAATAACATCAGGTGTTATTTTCTGTATGTGTTCACGATATGCTCTTGTATCACGAGCTAAGAATTGATTATCAACAAAATCATTAATCTTTGTTCTATCCGTTTCACCATCTACTGAAATGATTTGATGTTTCAAACGAGTTGTCATTTCTCTTGAAATACCAGTAATTTTATCTACTTTCTCATATGCCTTGAGTTCTGTTTCGATTACTCTTTCATCTTTTTGAGTGAGTAGTTTAAATTCTAATACTCTTTTTGAAACTGGTAAAGTTATCTCAAACTTATTACCATTTTTGAAAATTTTATCATCAATCTTCTTTGTTTCTAATTTACCCAAATCAAATTTATGTTCAACCTCTAAACCTGTATCTGGGTCTGTAATTAACACTTCATATTCAGGTCCGTATCCTAAAACACGAGTACCTAACATAAGTGCATTTTTATCACCAAGTAATAAATCATCTAATTTTACTTTAGGGTCTGCGATAACACTTTCTAATAGTTTATCTATTACTAAACCCTTTTCGATTAAATTTTGTGAAGTAAGAATGTCTTCTTCCCTTGCAGTCATATACTTGACTTCTATTGTTCCACTACTTAATGGACTATCTTTAGGATATAATAACCCTTTTGATGGTAAAGATAATACTTCGGTAGGAAACGCGTACTGATTATCAGCCATATTTATCTCCTATGAATTGAATTTAAAACCATATACTTATAACTATATTGTAACTTTAGAAAAATCTAATTTATTTTTTATTTCCGAATACTTTTTCTGCTCCTGCAATTCCAAAACTACCTAATGTAGTGAATAGGAAAGAATTGTATACCACATCATTGATAACAAGGTCTTTACCCATAATACCTGTTACTACATCTGCACCTGCAAATATACACATTATTGTAAAAGCTCCGAAACCTATTATTGATTTTTCATTGTAATCATTGTTATCTTTGAATATTTCCCACATTTTCATATGTCCTCCGAATTAGTATGAAAGTATTGCGTAATCATAACGAAGTGTTAATGATATGTCCGCAACATCCGTACCGTTTGCAAAATCTAAATCGTTAAAGTTCGCTGTCTGAATGAATGCACCTTTTAGTACCCATTCTTCAACCTTATCACCAACTGGTCCTAACATATTGAAAGTAATATCTTTCTTGTAGAAATCAGCATACCCATCACGACCTGTTACTGATTCATGATGTAATCTAACCCATTCCATAACTGCCTGTGCACCTGATGGTACGATTGGGTCGTATAATGTTATTTCCAAAGTTTCCCAAGTACCTTTACCTTTTAGGTATCTTTTTACATTGATATGATTTAATTCAATCTCTTCAAATGTAATATTAGGTCTGTTTGCAGTTTTTATAAAGTATGATGGTATTCCATCGATATACATGATAAACCTATTTTTTGTTTTAGGTTCAAAACTCTGAAAAAATATTTCATCTGTAGTTAATATATCGGCCATTGGTTTTCTCCTATAATTTTGCCTTTAATTTTTCTTCGATAATAAATATCAGATTATTAAAAAAGATGTATTTTCATGATATCTTTTTCGAAGTTTTTTTGAAGTTTTTTAAAAAAACACTTGACAAGTATATAAAAAAAGCCTTATATTATAGTATAATAAAAGAAAGGAAAGGATGTGATATAAAATGAACTCGAATTATTAGTTAGTATGTTAGTTAGGTGTTAATATCGTAATCGTAAGAACCTGACACAAAAAATCCCCCACTCGAAAGAATGGGGGATTTCTTTTTATAAGCCAATTATAAATTAAACTTATTCAGGAAACGCTGCACCTGTTGGTTGTATTACGAAGTCTAATACGATGAATTCAGCTGTTCTTGTAGGTTGTAAGAATATTTGTCCTACTAACTGATTTCTATCAACAACATCTGGTGTGTTGTTAGATTCATCCATCACAACTTTAAACGCACTCAAACCACTATTCTGTTGAACTTGTGATAAGTATGGGTTTACGATTCCTAAGAATCTGTTACGAGTTGTTGCTGTATTTTGTTCGAATACCAAGAATCTTGAAGATGAAGCAATGAATTTACGAAGTCTGATTAACAGTCTTCTTACATTGATTCTATCAAGAGCAGATGGTTTTCCTTGTAGAGTTTTTTGTCCAAACACTACAACACCTTGACCTGGGAAAGATGCGATTGGATTTACACGACCTTCATAGAGTTCATCTCTTTCAGTATGTGTTAATCTTGTTTTCGCTTCTAATACAGAACTTAAACCTCCACGATTTAAACCTGCTGGTGCAAACCACTCATGTGATACACTATCATTGAACGATAACACACCTGGTAACACTACTGATGGCGGTACCCACATTGGTTTATTCTTCACTTCGTCAAGTATCTTGACCCATGGATAGTAAACCGCTGCATAGTTTGTATCGACTGCATTGATATCACTCACTGCGTTATTTACACTTCTACCCCATCTTGAACCATCCATAATGTAGAATGCATCTGCACGAGATTCTACTTTACTAATACCATGATTCGAAACTGAATTATGATATTCATGAATGATACCTGGTGTTACTAATAGGTTGATATCAAACTCATCTGGATTAGAGATTGCATTAATTGCTCTTTTGTAAGCAACTGAACCACTTGCGTTAGTTCCACTACAATCAAATCCCATAGTATTTGTTGAAGCGATATCATTACCTGTAGCTTTTAATGTAGTTGGATTATCTCCATCAAATCCACCTTGCATTGGTACAACAAATTTTAACTGAGCTTTTGCTGCTGCAGTTAAAGATAGGGAATCACTTGCCCCTGCATATGTTGTTACACCAAGTGAAGATGCATCTGCATGTCCAACTTGATTCTCAAGTGTGAATACTACATTCTGACCAGTTCCACCACTTGCAGGTAGTGGAGCAAGGTATTGTTTGTTATCATCATTTGAAAAATCCCAACCATAGTATACATTTTGGTCAAACACTCCTAATGTATTGGTTTGTGCAGTTACGAAACTACCACTTGGGACTGATGTTGTTCCAAGAACTGGATTACTTGCTGCTGCAAATCCATGTGGTAACAATGCTTCATCGATACCCTCAAGATTTGATGAGTAATCACTCAAGTAAATATGAACTGATTTATTTGGCCAATCACCATTATAGGTTAATTTACCCTCTGAATCAATAGTTACATATCTATCACCTATCGCTCTTGGTGCAAAATTTGTTGAATCTGGGTCAAAACTCAGATTAGTGAATTCTTCAAGAACCTCACCATCGTTATTTTCACCTGGATTATTTCTTAAAACTCTTAATGCAAATGAACCATAATCACTACCTGGTACTGAACCAGCTGCAGTTAAATCTGCAATAGCAATTTTGAAATCATCATTCACATCTGTTCCATGAGAACGAGTTTTAACTTTAAATAGATTTCTTCTACTTCCACCACTTTCTTGTGATACAATATATGGTGAACATGCATTATCGTAATCGTGTGTGAAATCTTCTCCACTTGAAGCAGAGGCAATACTCATACTTACATTTGCATCGAACCCATTAGAAGATTGAAAATGTTTAAAGTTTTTGTAAACATATACATCGTGATTTGTAGTTTGTGGGTCTTGTCCAAAAACCTTAGTGATATAATTTGCTGAACCAGTATCAAAAGATATAGTTACTGCAGAATTAGTACCAAGTGTAAGAGATGCACTTGCCCAATCACCAGTTGCTGCCAAAGAAGCAGATGTTGGTCCACCCAAATCTAAGGATGGTGCATTTCTTGAAGGTTTAAGAACAGCGGCGGTTATATATCCTGCAGAGCTTGACACTGTCAATCTCACATTAGAACTTTGATATCCACCCAAACCAAGCACACGAACTATAGTTACTGCTGGAGCATTTTTGATGTACTCCTTTACGGTGTAAGGTACATAGAAACGAGTATCTAATCCACCAAAGATATTTTCAAATTGTGAAAAACTTGTTACTTGTGTTGGTACAAATGCGGGTCCTTTTACGGTTGGCCCGATTATTGCAGCACCAATATCAGCAATACCTTGTGGTAGAAATGATAAATCCTTTTCTCGTGTAAATACACCTGGACTTACAATTCTTTCAGCCATTGGTTATTCTCCTGTTATTAATTAGATTAGTATGTTAGGTATAACTTTTACTTATACTTATTGTGAATATAAATATAAGGTAAAACTCCCAAACTGCATTCAGCTTGGGGAAAAAATTATTTTTCTTCAGTTTCAGCTACAGCTTCTGGTGTAAATTCACCAGTTTCTACATTTAAATTACCAGTACCATACTTATCTTGTAAGGATTTTGCCAATGTGGTTTCATTTTCTCTTACTTGATTATATAATCCCTCTAATTCAACTTCACGATTATCAATCGCTTCTAATTGTTGTTCTAATTGTAGTTTACGAACTCTTAATGAACCAAACTCATTCTGTATGTTCAAATAATCAGTTCTGACTGCCTGTAAACCATCTAATTCTTCTTGTGAAAACTTAGTGGTTGTGTCTGTTTTTTTAGCCATGTTTATAACTCCTATTATAACTTGTTGTTAACTTAACTATATATAAATATAAACTTAATTCTTGAAAGTTTAAACTTTTTTCTTTAATTCATCTACTTCTGATTTCAACTCTTTAATACTTTCGATTAATAATGGTACAAGTTTTTCGTAATCAACTGCAAGATATCCATTATCTCTTTCTTTAACCACTTCTGGTAATACTTCTTGGATTTCTTGTGCAATCACACCAACATCGTGTCCACTATTTCCATGTTGAGTTCGTTTTTCTTCTTCTGTTAATTCTTTCCAATCAAATGTATATCCACCAATCTTACTAATCTTATCTAATGGATTTTCTATACGAACAATATTTTCTTTCCATCTTTTATCTGAAGAACTAAACGCAATAACATCATTAGTACAATCTAATCTACCATGTGTTCCTACTGCTACCATACCAATACCCATACCACCTGCATCATCCCATGTTGCTATATTAGTTTGAGTATCAGAGTGTAATCTCAAATCATCAGTATCATTATTCATAGCAAATTCAAATATGTTAGTTGCATTATCCATAACAAATGCAATATCACCATCTGCTGCCAATTCCATTACAGCAGTATTATATCCATTTGGTGATGCCGCGGTGTGTGTTCCACCTACTGATAAATTATCATCTATTTTAGTTGCTGCTGAAAATGTTTTTGCTCCACTAAATGTTTGTGTTTCACTTAAGTGTGCAGTATCTGAATCTAAGTAAGCTGATGCGATTGCTGTACCATTCCAAGTACCAGTTCCGATTGTTCCGAGAGTAGTAACATTTGTACTACCTTGATATCCATCTTTCAACCCATCAGGTGAAACTGCCCTTGTGGTATCTGTTCCTGTTGTGGTTTCTGCGGTGGTTGCTATTTCAATAACACCCGCGTTAGTATGTGATGCATTTTCTGCAGTAACGGTAACTGCTCCAGTCGTCTGATTAACATCGATACCAGTTCCTGCATTTACGGCAGTAACTTTTGCTTCAGTATTTGCTACTGCAATCGTGGTTCCATTCCAAGTACCAGTTGTGATTGTTCCAAGAGTAGTAACATTTGTACTACCTTGATAACCATCTTTCAATCCATCAGGTGTAACTGCTCTTGCAGTATCTGTACCTGTAGTGGTTTCGGCAGTAGTTGCCAACTCAACAATACCTTTGTTAGAAGTAGATGCATCTTCTCCACTAATTTCTCCACTACTTATATCAATACCCTCACCCGCAGAGAATTTACCTCTTACATCTGAAGTACTTAATTGTGTGTTTGTATCTGTAGATGCAATTGTTACTGCTCCACCTGATTCAGTTATAGTTACATTTGAACCTTCGGTAAATGCTAATGTTTCTGAACTACCTAAAGTATTTCCACCTGCAGTAACTGTTCTAAATGTATTTGTATCTGTACCCGTTATTGTTACGGCACCTGTACCACCACTAATTGAAATATTTGAACCTGCTACTATTGATGTAACACCTGTATTTGTAAATGTTAAATCATATGGGTCTCCATCACTACCATTACTTGTATCTGTCCAATCGATATCAATACCAGTACCCTCAACAAACTTAATTTCCTTTCCTTGTGAGATGGTAACTTCAGTTCCATCCCCATCTTCTAATACGAATGTAGTTAATTGATTTGTATTGGTTGTACTTACTGAACCACCAAGTGATACCGAACTACCATCAATTGTTATTGCACTATTTGATAGTTTTGAATTTGCAATTGAACCAGCAAGTTTATCATTTGCGATTGAACCTGCTAATTGTGAATTTGTAATCGTACCACTTAAATTTGATGTTTGATAATTAGTTGCATCTGTTAAATCAAAAGCAGGTGTTGAATCACTACCACCTAAATCTAATGATACTCCACCAAAACTAACACTATCATTTGCAAGTTTTGCATTTGCAATTGAACCAGCAAGTTTATCATTTGCGATTGAACCAGCCAATTGAGAATTTGTAATTGTTCCAGTAAGAGCTGTTGTTGGTAAACCTGTTGCATGTTGTAAGTCAAATGCTGGTGTTGTATCTGAACCACCAAGTGAAACACTCACTCCACCAAAGTTCACACTTGAATTTGAAAGTGAAGAGTTTCCTATATTTGATAAGGTGTTATCTCCACCACTAATTGTTTTGTTTGTAAGTGTATCGGTTGAACTAATCGTAGGTAATGTTACCTCAGCACCTTTTGTACCTGCAATCCATCTGTTTGCACTTACATCGTATAATAGAGAACCAGTTGCTGCTCCTCCACTTGATTCCTTAACATATAAACCACCATCATTTGTACCAGCATTTAATTCTACAATATTATCTCCAACCTCTAATGTGGTTGAGTTTACTTTAGTTTCGGTACCTGATACTGTTAAATTACCAGAAATAATAACATGGTCATCAAGTGTTATAGTTCCACCTGCTGAATCAATTGTTAAGTTTCCAGTATCGGTATCGATTTCGTTATCATCAGTAATACCAACTTGTACATTACCACCCTCTACACCAGCAAATATTGGTGTATCTCCTGTTCCAACACCAACTGATGTTCTTAAAGTTGCACCACTTTCATATTGGAAAGCACCTGCACCTGTCGCTACTATTACTTGTCCATCCGAACCAGCCGCACCTAATGTATCCAAATCTTCTAATACTCCATCAACTCCTACAGTAACTGAACTACCAAGTGATACGGCACCCATTGAGGCCATACCAGCACCTTGTGATAATGTTACAGAACTATTTACTAATTCAGCATTTGCAACACCACCATCTTTAATGGTTACTGCTCCACTCGATACACTAAAGTTATCTGAACTAAATGATGCCACACCTTTGTTACTTGTGGTTGCATCTTCTCCACTAAATGTAACAGTACCTGAACTCTCTGCAACATCTAATCCCTCACCTGCTGCAAAAGTCATTGTTCCACCAAGTGAAATTGCTGTAGTATTTGAACCATCACTTAATGTTATAGAACTATTTGAAAGTTTTCCGTTAGCAATTGAACCAGCTAACATTGTATTGGTTACTCCACCAGCTGCAATTCCTAAATTCTCTGAACCTGCGTCTTCTAAACCAGCTCCTGCAAAATCACTAACATCGATATCAAGTGTAACAGAACTACCAAGTGATACACTACCACCTGTTTTCAATCCATCTCCAGCAGTTATCGTTACTGCACTATTTGCAAGTTTTGCGTTAGCAATTGAACCAGCGAGTTCATCATTTGCAACTCCACTATCTTTTATTGTAACTACTCCACTCGATACACTAAAGTTATCTGAACTAAATGAAGCAACACCCTTATTTGATGTACTTGCTTCTTCACCAGCTATTGTAATTGTATCTCCACTTGCACTTGTATCAATTCCCTCTCCACCAGCAATTGTAAGTGTATCGGTTGTGGTATCTGCAACTGCAGTTCCACTATCTGAAGCAACATTTTTAAATACTAACTGGTCACCTGTGTTTGTTCCACTTGTGTTTTGAATATTTCCTACAATTGTCTCGTTAAGTGATTGTCCACCAACTTCAAGTGTTGATGCATCTACACTAACGATACTTGCACTTATATGTGTGGCCTCTATTCTACCAAACGAACCTGTCGCGGTTGTTGTGAATCCTGCTGCAGTTATTGTTCCACTTGTTGAATCATTTCCACTATTGATTAGGAATGCATCATCTACATTCAATGTATCACCACTTAATGTAATGTTTGTACCTGCAGTTAAATTTGTATCATCACCAATATCAATGGTGTTTCTTGTAATAACTTGATTACTTATTGTGATATAATTAGGTGTACCACTTAAAGTAACATCACCTGTATTTGTATTACTTGTATTATCCAATACAGTTTCTTGAGCATCACTCATAAATCTTTTGTTTGATGCATCGTTCATATTTGCAGTATTAAGAATAGGGGATGCATCCTCTTGTAAATCTTGGTCAATAAGTTTTACCATAGAAACATCCGCACACTCACTATCCATCAATGCACCTGCGTTAGTTACATTAGTTGCATCTGTTACATCTGCACTTGCCTCTATTCCATCCAACTTACTATGGTCTGCACTTTCAAAAGGAACTGATGTTACTCCTCCGATTGTTAATGCATCGGTTTCGAGTGTGCCATCAATATCGGCATTACCACTAATATCCAATGATGTTGCATCAACTTCACCTGCAACAGTAACAACACCATTTGATAGTGTGATTAAATCTGCATCGGCTGCAAGTCCATCATCGAACCCAATGATACTACCATTGATTGTGACAGCATCCACTTGCAGTGCAGTTAATGTACCAAGACTTGTAACATTTGTTTGAGCTGCTGTTTGTAGTGTACCTGTAAGGTTACCACTAAATCCAGTTGCAGTTACGGTACCTGTTGATGGATTGTATGTTAAAGTTCCATCGGATTCTAATCCAATGTTTCCACCATCTACATCACCACCTGCAGTAAATACGATTGCGTTATTTTCATTTGTAGATTCATTATCTGTAATGGTAACTGTTGTGGCAACTGTTGCAGTAGCTGCAGTAGTTGCATTTGAAACAGTAGTTCCTGCAATCACACTTGATAACGCAGTTCCACCTACCGTTATTGCATCTGCTTCAAGTGTTCCGTCAATATCTGCATCTCCACTAATATCTAATGAAGTGGCTTCAAGTTCACCACCTGTTTTCATTATTACATTATCACCACCATCTACTTCAAAAATTATTTGGTTATCAGTACCAAACTTAATTCTATTATCGGCATCTCTACCTATTTCTAAACTTGAATTTACAACACTTGTAATACCAGTTTGTGCTGCAGTTACACTTAATGTACTTCCACCACCACCACTAATACCAGTTCCTTGTGAGGCTAATCTTAAATTTTCTGAACCATCATCTTCTAAACCAGTTCCTGCGAAATCACTAACATCTATATTTACAGTAACTGAACTTCCTAAATCTACTTCACCACCTGTTTTTAAACCATCTCCTGCTGTAATTGTTACAGAATCATTTGAAAGTTTTGAATTTGCAATCGAACCAGCCAATTGGGTATTAGTAATAGTACCACTTAAATTTGATGTTAAGTAACCAGTTGCATCTGCCAAATCGAAAGCAGGTGTTGTATCTGAACCACCTAATGCTACACTAATACCACCAAAATTAACACTTGTATTTGTAAGTGCTGAATTTGGTATGTTTGTTAAAGTGTTATTACTTGCATTAATTGATTTATTGGTTAAAGTATCTGTAGATGAAATCGTTGGTATAGTTACTTCACTATCTTTTAATCCACCTATCCATCTATCTGTACTTACATCCCATAACAACGAACCTGTTTCTGCGGTATCGGCATCATTTACATAAAGACCACCATCACCTGCTGCAGAACCTGCATTTAATGTTATAATTCTATCTGCAATCGAAACTTCTGTAGAATTTACAGTTGTGGTTGTACCTGCAACTGTTAAATCACCAGATATCGATACATTATCATCCATTGTGATTGTACCACCAGCAGAATCTATTATAAGATTACCACTTGATGTATCTATTTCTTGTGCACTTGTAACACCAACTTGAATGTTACCTAATGTAGAACCACCTGATACATCACCCATATAAGTTTTTAATCTTGACATTGTGGCTTTTTTATTAGTACCACCTGCACCATCATCTAAAATTATTAAATCTGCATCTACAATTGCTGCACCTATATCAGATGCACCATCTATATCAAGTGCAGATATTGAAACTTTATCGGCCGTTGATATTGTACTTAATTTTGAATCTGCAATTGAACCAGCCAATTGAGCATTAGTTATCGTTCCACTAAGATTGGAAGTCAAATATCCAGTTGCATCTGCTAAATTAAAAGCAGGTGTTGCATCTGTATCTCCTAATGAGAAACTTATACCACCAATACTGATACTTGAATTTGCAAGTTTTGAATTAGCTATACTACCACCCAACATTGCATTTGTAATACCAGTTGCCTTAACTCTTAATGTATCGGAATTAATTTCTATAGATGAATCATCTACATTAACTGCTAAAGAATCTCCACTTAATGTTAAACCATCACCACCAACTAAATTTGTATCATCACCAATATCAATAGTGTTTCTTGTAATTACTTGTCCACTAATTGTAATATAATCTGGTGTACCTGCAAGTGTTACATCAGTAGAATTATCAGTTCCTGCTGCATCTAATCCTAATGTACCTCTGATAGCTGCTGCATTTGAACCTGTAAATACTGCTTGACCTGTTGCAGTTCCACCTAAACTTGTTAAAACGGTAGTTCCACTTTCGTATGCAAATGCACCTGCACCAGTTGCAACAATAAACTGACCATCTGAACCAGCTGCACCTAATGTGTCTAAATCTTCTAATACCCCATCAACTCCTACAGTAACTGAACTACCAAGTGATACTTCACCAAGTGAACCCATACCTGCACCTTGTGTTAATGTTATGGAACTATTTGCAAGTTTTGCATTTGCGATTGAACCAGCAAGTTCATCGTTTGCAAC